CCATATTATATAGTCAGCACTTTGTAGGGTAGACCTTCCTGGTACCGGAAAATATAATGGAATCAGGAAGGGAGGTATTCATTTATGACCGAAAAATTGATTCAAAATGTAATTGTAGCAATGCAGGATAGCCTTACTGACGAACAGCTTCAGAAACTGGAAAACGTTCTTGCAATCAATCTTCATGGCATGGAAGTGAGAGAGGAGTGCACACAGCTGGTTACTTCGGAACGACACTGGGAGCGAATTCTAAAGCTGTACATAGCTAGTAAACGTTTGGAAAACTGCGCCGAATCTACACTACTGGCGTACAATCGGTGCATTACACTACTATTTCAGGGAATTAATAAGAAAATTCACGAAATAACTACCAATGATCTTAGGTACTATTTGGCTGTATACCAGGAACAGAGGAAAATTTCGTTGGCTTACCTTGAAACTTTGCGGCACAATATCAGCGGATTCTTCAGTTGGGCTACGGATGAAGGCTACATAAACAGGAATCCAGCTAGAAGATTAAAACGTGTAAAAGTGCCGCAGAAAATCAAGAAACCTTACACTGCAGAAGAGCGGGAACATCTTAAAGATGTAGCGAAAACGGAAAGAGATGTGGCAATCATGGAGCTCTTATACAGTACGGCTGGGCGTATTGGCGAAGTGGTAGCTCTTAATCGGGATGATGTAGATTTTGTAAACAGAGAAATAATCATTTACGGTCAAAAGGGTAAGAAGGAGCGTAAAGTGTATCTTACAGAAGGTTGTGTTTATCATCTTAAGAAATATCTGGAGAGTAGAGACGATAACAATCCGGCATTGTTTGTGAGAGGAAGGAAGCCGTATAATCGTCTGGGAAGGCAGGCAATACAAGACATGCTCCGGAAACTTGGAGCGGAAGCAGGAGTACATGCGCATCCGCATAAATTTAGAAGAACATTACTTACGGATGCAGGTGCCAGGGGTGTGCCGCTGCAAGAAATCCAGGCTTATGCAGGACATGCGAAATCAGACACCACAATGCTGTACGTAAGTGTTAAACAGGAATCAGTAAAAGCGTCATTTATGCGTCTGATTGCATAGGAAAAGGAGAAAATAAATGTTGGAAAAGCCAGCTGAAAAGGTGGCTTGGGAAAGTGCGGCCTTTGGGAAAACGATTGTATTTTTGAGGGAAAAAGGAGTTTGCGTATAATATGGCAACTCATTATCGCAAAAGACAGAAAACATTGCGCAATTGCCTGATGGAAATAAAGTTAAATTAATATCGATAGGTGGTTCCGGAATTGATGTTGGTAGTACAGGTGAAAAAATTCCATCATGGTCTTTTGGAATATTTTTACCGAGTAGTGGCGGATCTGATGCTTGTTTACTTTGTGCTAATTCAACACAGATTACCTTAGCATACAAATCAAGTGGTGTTTGGGTTTCTTGTAAAAGAATCGGATAAGATGATCATCTTATCCGAAAGTGGCAGAATAAATAAATCTTAAAAATTATACTTTTGCAAGAGCGCATTGCATCCAAATACTTGATGTAATATGTAAATGCAATGTAACACCATCTGTTAGGCTTACATAATTTTCAGCAGAATTTCCAACCCACAATATTTTTCCAGTTTTACTGGCATTGTCACCGGTTGTTATTACGGCAAAAAAAGTACTCACAATTGAACCATCGCCAACAAACGACATAAAAAAAATATATGTAGACATTCCATTTAAAACATAGTCTCTCTGTAAACCAGTTCCCATGTAAGCATTTATTAATGTCTTGCCATATTGTTTAGTAAAACAAGAATCCATGCTAAAGGGTACCTCCCAAGGTGTCTTTTATTATGGATTTTTATCCGGAAAGGAGGAAAAACCCGATGATATTCGAACAACCAGTCAATATATACTCGCAGGATTATGTACTGAAGCGTTTCCAGTCTAATGAAACAGCTGTCCAAGTAGTCAGAGGAAAGCTCTCTGCACTGATCAGCGAGTCAGAATTGATTGAGCTACAAAACAGCAAGGCAACCATGTACAGTAAACTTGCATCAGCCGTACTGGATATAAACAGCCTTCAGCTGCAGTTTTCCGATATCAGCAGTAAATATGATACCGTAACCGGTCAGTATAGCTCCCTGGACGCAAAAGTAGCAGATTACAAAGCAGGCTTGGATGGACTTTCGGTAAACCTGACCAACCTTAGTACCAGGATAAACAATGACTATTCCACGACTACGGCAATGAATGCAGCCATTAAAGCCAGTGTGGATGGTCTATCCAGTACAATATCCAAGACTTACGCAACAGGAGCTGACGTCCAGGCAAAACTGCAGGCAGCAGATACCACAGCAAAAGGTTACGCGGATGCAGCACAAAAAGAAGCGGTTAAGAGCGCCAATGCGAATACAGATGAGCTTCTGAAATCTTACGCAACCGTAACGGCAATGAATTCCGCTATTGATCAGAAAGCAGAGAGCATTACAGCTTCCGTATCCAGCACCTATGCAACCAAAGAAAGCCTGGATTCCACTGACAAGAAGGTGTCAAGCCTTGAAACATGGAAAAAATCAGCAGAATTAAAGATTACAGAGTCCGCAATCGTCAGCACTGTAACCAGTTCCACATCCTGGAGCAAAAAGGCAGACAAGGCTAGTCTGATCTCCCAGATCAACCAGTCTGCAGAAAGTATTTCCATTAACGCGAGTAAGATCAATTTAAACGGTGTGGTAACTGCTAATAGCTATTTTTGCATTTTAACCGATGGAAGTATAAAAAGCACCAAAGGTACGCTGGGAGGATGGACGATATCGTCCGATAAAATTCAGTCACGTTTTGCCGGAATAGATGCGCTGACTATACACTCGGATGGATATTTAAAATTCGGAACATGTAAAATAAGTTCAACCGGAGGAGCACTTACAGTAAAAAACGGCTTACATATTTACACAGCTGTAAATACAGATAGCAGCGGTTTTGATGATGGCACGGAGAGATTCAAGATATTCGGATTAGGTCATGTATCGTCTGGAGGACATCTGGTATTTGACAGTGATGGGGCTACGGTTTCTTATTTATCCAGTTCATCCAGAAGATACAAGAACCATATCCGGGACATGACAGATAATGATATACAAAATCTGTATAAGCTTCCAACCGTGTTCTTTGTTTATAAGCCTGGCTATCTGGAAAAAGACAGCGCCGTTCCCATTCCCGGGCTTTACGCAGAGGATGTGGAACAGTACCTTCCATTAGCTGCCAGATACCAGAACGGACTGATTGAAGACTGGAATGAAAGAGCTGTGATCCCGTATCTGATCAAGGCAATCCAGCTGCAGCACGAAGAAATTGAAGCATTGAAAAGAAAGGTGGCGTGAAAATTATATGAACGAACCCAGGGCGAGACCGTGTAACCGGTCTTATTTTTATACCATAAAATAATATAATAAGAAGGAGAACACATAATTATGAAGGTGATTGATACGTATAATGCCATTGTTGGCGCAGCTGTTGCTGTATTGAGCTATATCTTTGGAGAGCACTGGATCCTGTTTGCATTATTTCTGGCATTTAATGTTGCTGACTGGATCACAGGCTGGATGAAAGCCAGACTGACACACAAGGAAAATTCCAAAGCCGGCTGGAAAGGGGTCCTGAAAAAACTGGCTTACTGGATCATGATTGCGGTAGCCTTTGGAGCATCTGCAGTGTTTGTAGAGATTGGAAAGACGCTTGGCGTTGATCTGGGAATCACCACATTACTTGGCTTCTTTGTCCTGGCATCCCTGTTAGTAAATGAGATCAGGTCTATTTGTGAGAATCTGGTGGAGATGGGAGTGGACGTCCCAAAGATTCTGATCAAGGGACTGGAAGTGGCAGACAAAGCAATTAATAAAGATGGGGAAGATATTGACGAGGGCG